CAAATATTCCTGGGCGGTACTGCATCAACAGGATTCGATGGCGATGTGTATTGTTCGATCGTTATGGAATGCACAGTTGAAACAATGACTCAAGCAGCGGCTATGGCTCTCGCTCTATCTCAACAGTAAGTGGTGATGAATTGCCGCTAACTGCTGAAGAACAGAGGGTAATTGAGCGCCTGGTTGATTCTCAACTACGTTTAGAGCGAATGATGGCTTCTATGATGGGTGGAACTCTAGGTTCTGTTGGCGTGAATCTATGGCAAAGAGATCCATTAGATTCTCCTTTAATCCTGGATCGCCAGGAAAGAATAGATTTAGCCAGGAAATCTGCCAGGGTTGCTAAAGGATCAGGTCAAAAAGCCAGGAGAAAAGTTTCAGGTTATCAAAAAGAGTTTGGTAAGCAATTAAAGAAACTAAAGAAAGCACATCCTAGGACAAAGATAGGGACTCTAATGAAGAAAGCACATAGAGCAACAAAGAAGGTGAGAAGATGAAGAGAACAGGAAGGACATTAACATTATCAGGACAAATGCCAAGACGATTATTTCTATCTCCCCTGGAAAGAGATCCACATACAATCCTGGAATATGCAAATGTCCTGGACATTAACAAAGCCTGGAAAGTAAAAGACTTCAGAGTTTGGATCCAGGAGAAAGAGTTTGGACAAACTGAAGATTGTTACATGACTGTTGATACTCAATTATCCACTGATACTATTCCAAATACTAATGATTGGAATAATGCAGGTGAGAATAGAGCGATCGGATGGGGGACTTTAGCATACAACCTGAATCAAAAGTCCTGGAAACCTCAAGGCGGACAAGCAGGTTTCCCACGATCACTAGAAAATTCTGAATATTGGATGCATCCTGATCACTTAATCCAAAATAAATTAACAATCGGTGCTTGTGCATTTGGTGTCCAGGCCGCCCTGGAAGATAATTACTATACTTTGAATTACATTGTTTACCTGGAAGAATATGATATCTCCGCAACCGAATCAATTGTGTTCAATATCAAGGGTAAAGCCCAGGATGTTTCCTGATTTTTTTTAGATCCGATCAGCTGCCGGGACGATATTACTCAGTGTCACGGTATTGGTAGTGAATCGTACCAATTAAGGCCTCATTTAATTCCTTACATAGGGGGTCTTTTGGATCCTTTAACCATATCTTGATGTTTGCCTTAGCAATTAGAGCCGTGAGTGACTCTCTCCTGGTTCTTAGCGCGTCAATTAATTTCATATTGACATCTTCTGATACAATCATGGATGAAATGATTTGAGATTTCTTTTGTTTCTCCCAGGTGTTATAGATCTCTGCTGCTTCTTTACTCAATGTTGCACTGATTAATTGCTTCAAAGTAATCCCTCTTTATCCATTAACTTCAAACTAAACTCAATTAGATCACATCTCATGCAGGTTACACCAATGATCTCTTCTCTCATCAATATGGATCCACCATCTTCTCGTTCTTTAATCCACATACTGCAGCCGCAATATGGGCATTCTTTAGGCTCAGACTCTCTCATTTTACGCGTCATCAATAGCCTCGTCCAGGTCTCCAAATATAATATATCCTGTTTTTTGACACATGAAGGCGAGGATTCATTAGCCCGATGACCTCTTGTTAGTGCCGGCAACGCGTGGACTCGTAGCGTTGGGGTTGGGCTAGGCAGCACTAGATTTACCGCTTCGCGGAAAGGATTGGGTTGGGGATCGGCCAAAAACGCACTTTTAGTACGGAATCATGATAAGCATTACCGTAATCCGGAAATCTATGGCTAAGAGTGATTCATTCTTTATTCGCGCAACACTAGACTGCAATAACACAAACGTGTATCAACAAACAGGTATTGATCTGGGGGCATATGTTGATGCTCTAGGAAAATCCGTTTTAAGGATTCATAATATCGCTGTTACCTTCTCAGATAGTACGGGAAGAACTTCAGAAGTAACCTCTTCTGGATCGGCGCCCTACAATGGGGCTGCTGCTCAATTCCAATTATTAACACAATCTCAAGCAGATATTGTTGTTCCAAGTAACAGATCAATAATTTCTTCTGGTCGAATTGTCGCTTCAGGAAATGGTGGCGTTCCTACTTATGTATCGGATCACTTCGACAACTTACCTCAAATGTGGCAGAATGGTTACCTGGTAGCGGTGGATCAAATATTCCTGGGCGGTACTGCATCAACAGGATTCGATGGCGATGTGTATTGTTCGATCGTTATGGAATGCACAGTTGAAACAATGACTCAAGCAGCGGCTATGGCTCTCGCTCTATCTCAA